ATCCTATCCGCTACGTTCATTTGACCTCCAAGTTTTGCCTAACCCAGTCTTGCAGCGTTATGAGCTGGACTGTGGTTTGAGCACATCGTCCAACAAATTCTGGGTCGGAGGCGATTTTAATAACTCTGGCGGGGGCGATGGAAATGGTGGGCACGTTACCGCCACCGGTACCGGCGTGCTGCACGCCGACAGAATAAGCACCGTTGACAGCAGCAAGGCGAGCCTCGTAGCTATTTTTAATACCAGTGTTGACAATTTGATGCTCCCTTTCAATGTTTTGGTTAGCAAGCTCCTGAGCCTTTCCGACGGCCGCCGTCTCAGCCTGGAACCTAATAAATTTTTCGTGCTCGCTTGAGTATCCCTTAAAGTAGGCGAATACAATCGCAGCTATCACGATCCCTATCTTGATCCACGTGAGTGTCGGTATCGGAAACATTACTGTGGCTCCGTATCTTTCTTCATCATCACCGCAGCACCATGGGCTCCACTGATGATACCCACAGACTCCGCAAACTCTCGTATGCTGAAACCTGCATGGTTCATTACCTCATAGATAGCGAGCCCGATTACTACAGCGAGCGAGATCAGCCAGGACCACCTTGCGATGTCGTTGGTCTGGTTATCTTTCCCTGTCAGTATCTGGCTGATGATGTCTTTCATTTTACAAAATGACTCGCAAAGTATCCAAACACGGAGCTTATCGCCGATACAAAAATTATGCCGACCCAGAACCCGCCACGAGATTTGTTGGCGAGCGTCAGGAGCTGCTCCATGTTGTGCTCAAGTTTGTCTATCTTTTTTTCAAGTGCTTCGACGGTAGCCACCAGTTTCCCATACTCGTAGAGGTCTATGTTATCGTTTGACATTTTATGCAGCTACCCAAGTTTTAGTAGCTTCGTCCCATTTATAGTCTTTGCCATCGGCAGGATACGGAACAGGTGCCTCCCACTGCCAAGTTGTATTATTTAAAGTCCAACTTTGGTATGGCTGCGGTGCATAAAACACATCATGTACTGCGTCGTAAATATAGCCAAGTCCTGCGTAGTTACCACGTAAAGCAACACCACCATCAGGTTGACCATTCTCACCGTAATGAACACCGCCACGGGTATTGTATGAAGTTTGAATCCAAGTACCGGGAGATGAATCTACAAATGTAGTAAAGAATTCAGGTTCAGCAACAATGACATTAACAACTTTGCCATCTAAAACTTTTGCATAATGTGCCATGATTATCCTTATGCAGTATAAGTACCAGATGTTGTAAAAGTGTGGATTGTGTAACCACCAGAAGTAGTTATCGTGCCGCCAGTTCCACGTTGTGCGCCAACATAAGAAATAACTACAACACCTGAACCGCCTGAACCGCCGTTTGACGAAATTCCTCCACCACCACCGCCACCGCCAGTATTAGCCGTGCCGTTGCTTCCAGCACCGCCATATCCACCGTTACCACCACCGCCATTGCCGCCTACGTTACTTCCCGATGGATTTGATCCTGCACCGCCGCCACCGCCACCTGCGTAGTAAGTTGATGAGCCAGATATTGAACTAGCAATACCAACGCCACCATATCCTGCGCCATCAGCACCGGATGCGCCGACAGCACCAGCACCGCCACCGCCACCACCCATTGAGCGAGTGCTACCACTGGGATTGCCTGTTCCACCAGCATAACCTTGACCAGCCGTTCCAGAACCCGCAACTGTGCTTACGTTATAAGAACCTCCGCCACCCGAACCACCGTTGCCGTTAATCTGTGCGGCTGAACCGTTTTGGCCCGCTCCGCCACCTACAGCAGTAAGTGATAAAGCAGCGATAGACGAATTTAAGCCGGGATTGCCATTAACCGCACCACCAGTTCCGACAGTAATAGCGTAAGACGTTCCACTAATTAAAGTAGTGTTGCCTGTTAAAACGCCCCCTGCCCCTCCACCTCCTCCACCACCTCCGCCTGCGCCCGATCCTCCTCCTCCGCCGCCAGCAACAATAAGGTAATTTACAAAATAATTTGTTGTCGGGTTAGTAAGAAAGCCTGAATAGCAAATCCACCCTTGAGTAGAATCAATATAAACAAGTGACACAGATGCGCCGTTAGTAGCAATAACAATATTGTTTGTGTTTGCGTTAATTTTCCCACCATTGGGGTTAATGGTAAGGTTGTTTGTGCCAAATGTACGGGCGTAATCAGTTAAAGTTATAAAGTTGCCGGCAGATGGTGAAGCAGGTAGAGTTACTGTAATTGCGCCTGACGCAGTATTTACTGGATATCCATTTCCGGAGGCCGCTGTAAATGAAGACGTTTGCACCGATTGCCAAGAAATACCGCCGCTGCTTGATGGGGTAGTCCAAGTGGGTGCGCCTGCACCATTTGAAGTTAGTACCTGACCCGATGTCCCGGCAGCACTATAGGCGTGCGCTGTACCAGTACCGTACCCGACGCCTCCGGCTGTTGGCGTGGCCGTAGAGTTGGTTCCACCGGCAGAGATGGGGAGCGTGCCGGTCGTCAGTGCGGATGTTGAGGTTGCATAGACCGCACCATTGGTAGAGAATGAGGTTAATCCAGTCCCGCCGTTTGTAGTGGCCAGAGTGCCGCCCAGAGTAATTGCGCCAGTGGTAGCAGTATTTGGTGTAAACCCGGTAGTCCCTGCGCTGAAGGTGCTGACGAAGTTACCCGTCAAAGCCGATGTCGGGATCGTCGTTGATGCCGTCATGGTACCCGTACCGTTGCCGTAAACGTAGCCAGTCAACGTCGTTGCACCAGTACCGCCAGATGCCGCACCGAGCGTACCAGCCAGCGTCACTGCGCCCGTGGTTGATGTCGATGGCGTCAGGCCCGATAAAGATGTCTGGAACGATGATACGTTGACGTTGCCTGCGTTGCTGGCAATAACCTGGACGACGCCAGAGTTGTCTTTGTAGTACAGCTTTCCGTCCGTGATGTTGATCGCAAGCTCACCACTGACCAGATTGGCGGCCAGCGGTGCACTCGCCGCAGTTGTGCTGTAGTAGTGTTGCAGTGGTGTAAACCCTGACTGTGCCATGTTATTTCCTGTAGTATTCCAAATTTGTTGTGAGTCTCAAATCGTTCGGGTCCAGATCTACCGCTATCTGCCCCTGCTCAATCGCCTCTTCCTTCAGCCCAAGGTTGTGGGCGGATATTGCCAGTAAATCGTGAGGCTTTGAGCCCCATACCGATGGATCCATCGTGTAGACCTCGGCCTTGTCTGTAATCTTTAGCGCACTCTTACAGGCCTCGTAACACTCTCGCCACATGCACCTGCGGTAGTAGATCATCGCCAACTCCACCCAAGGCTCTCTCGTGTTGGGGGCCTCGCTGCAGGCTTTTTTGAGCCACTCCGTGCCATCCTGACCAAGCTCCTCGTAGCAGGTACCCAGGAGCCTCATGGCGTAGCATCTTTCGTTTTGCCATGTCGCCTCAGGCATCTCCAGGTACTTGTTAAGTGCCGCTACGGCATCGAGCCACTTGCTGTAGAACGTCAACTCACGTGCATAGTAGAAGGCATTCCTGGGGCACCTGGAGTCCTCCGTGACCGCCACCCTGAGTAGGTCCAGGTACTGCCCCCTTGACTTTGTCGGATCCGGTTTGTGGATCACGAGAAGCATATCCGTATGGGCCCAGACCTCTTTAGTCCTCAGATCGGGAACAGGATACTCATGGCAAGGATGGTGCCAGTGATAACCTTTTCTATGATGTATTTTTTCGTAGTGAAAAGCAATACCACAGCCCCAGTCGAACTTGTAACGCATTCGTGTAGTGTCATCTTTCCAGATTCTCTCAATCTCTTCCCGCCAACCCGGCTGGAGTTCCTCATCCAAGTCGAGTGAGACGCAGACATCCACGTCGCTCGGTATTAGTGCGAGTGCCGCATCACGGGCCTTGTCAAACCTCCATGGGCTGATAAATATGTTGTGCACAACAGCATTGTGCCTCTTTGCCAGCTCGACCGTGTTGTCTGTTGATCCCGTGTCAGCTATCAGGATAATATCCGCATCCTTGGCTGAGTTACAAAATCTTTCGACAAACTGCTCCTCGTTCTTACAAATTGCATATACAGCAATTTTTAATTTTTTGTTCATTGTTTAAAAGAATGCCCCAAAAAATAGTGCGTTTACAACCGTCACAACCACGGCACCGAAATTCCATCCGGTATTGTTGCTGACGTTGGTAGAATTATTTGCATTCCAGGTTGATGCCGGAGTTGCGTTTGAGTCCTGTATGCTTAAATAGTTTGATGTTACAGTTCCTCCCCCCGACTTTGTCAACGTCGCCTGAGTTCCCGGTGTGCTAGAGTTAAGCGTTACTAGGTTGCCAGATGTACCGTTGACATTGAAGTTGCTTACCGTTGTAGTGGTTCCGGCTGTAAAGGTTATTGTAGTCGGTTGTACCGTATTTGTAATGTTGGCAAACGTATTTGATCCAGTAATCGTCAACGCACCAGCACCGTCTTGGCTCAGGGTTGGGTAGGTAATACCGCCGCCTATGAATGTCTTTGCACTTGCTGAAGTAGCGCTTATCGTTCCTGTGCCTGTAACAGTCAATCCTGTGGACGTAGTAGCATCAAAAACAGTACCAGAACCTGTCAACGTAAGGGTGTTTGTACCCAAGGCAATAGTACGGGTAAGCGTTCCCGATGTCGATATTGACCCACAACTTAAATTGTGAGTATTAAGGTCAAGTGTTCTTTGCGTTAAAGTAATTGACTGCGTGGTAGCAACGGTTAAATTGTCCTGTAACTGCAAACCGCCAGATGTTGTTCCGTAAATATTTATGGGAAAGTTTAGTGTTATGCCGTTACTTGTAATCTGCTGTGTTGCGGTATTGGATGCTACGTTAAAAGTACCGCTTACTTGAGCCGTCGCCATTCCAGAGGAAAAAATTACGTTACCCTGCAGGTTTGTTGACTGGTTATTAAACGTACCAGTAAAGCCAGTAAAGTCAATATTGCGGCAAAAGTAGTTTGATATTTGAACCGTATCAGAACCAGCATTAAAGTAGGCATCAAATAGCACCGTACCACCAACACCAGAACCGTTAAGTTGCCGAGTTCCTGTCGCACCAGAATAGGTAAAATAAATTGGGATGACGCTGGTTGCAGTCATGTTTGTTTCGGGTGAAACACTAAATATCGTAGTTCCACTTCCTGATACGTACATAGACCCAGAGTTTGCGTTTAATGCTCTGACGTTGGAGTTACCAGATGCAAACACGCCACACGTTAAATTCTTACCGTTTAAATCTAGCGTTCCCGTTGTAAGGTTAAATGTTCTAGTGCTACCGATTGTTAGTGCATCTTGAAGCTGGTACGTCTGTGTGCCGCTGAATGTAAGTGGAAAATCTAATGTTTTGCCATTAGAAGTAATATTTTGTTGAGATAATGTGCCTGCAAAAGTTGTTGCTATTGTTCCTGCTGTTGCAGTCATTCCTGAAGATATGACTAAATTACCATAAATCGTTTTACTAGTATTAGTAAGCGTACCTGCAAAACCAGTAAAATTTAAATTTTTATATGTTCCTGTTATTGCAACAGAATCCGTACCAGCAGATATGTTAATTGATACAGCGTTTGATTCTGAACCACCAACAGCGTTACCCCAGTTAAGTGTTCTAGTCCCTGTGGCCCCTGAGTATGTTGTATTTATTGTCGGAGTACCTGTATAGGTAAACCCTGTCAAAGTACCGCCGCCAAGAACCGCACCGCCGTTACCCACTACAGTAATACTTCCAGTACCAAATAGTATTGATTTTGTATTAGTTCCAGTTAACGAAAATGAAGCGGCTGTTAATGCTTTGCTGTTTAAATCTAGTGTGCTGCCAGCTAAAGTACACGCTCTGGCACTTCCTAGAGTCATTGCATCTTGAAGCTGGATTGTATTTGTAGATGTGCCGCTACCGAAGTTAACTGGGAAATCTAGTGTTTTACCGTTTGTAGTTATATTTTGCTGCGTTAAACCAGCTATCGTCCAAGCGTTTGTTCCGGCAGTTAACGTCATTCCCGTGGATATAACCACGCTTCCACCAATAGCCAAAGCAGCATTACCTAGAGTACCTGCGTAACCTGTAAAGTTAAGACCACCTACAAGGAAGTTAGTAGAAAATGTAAGTGCGTATGTGCCGCTAGTAAAAGCATAATTAAACGGGTTTGCTACGTTAGGGGTAATAACTGTTATTGCTGTTGAACCGGCACTTGTTACGTTGACGTTGGATGATCCTGTCAAAGTTAAGTTTGTAAATGTTGTGCAGGTAACGACCGTACCAGTACCGCTCAGGTTTAATGATCCAGAAGCACCAAAGGCTAACGTACGAACACCTGTACCCGATGATGAAAACAATCCAGTAGTTAGGGATTTACTATTTAAATCTAGTGTCCCAGTTGTAAGAGTTAGCGTTCTTGCTGAACTTGTTGTTAAAGCATCTTGTAATTGATAAGTATTAGTTCCATTAAATGTAAACGGGAAGTCTAGTGTTTTACCATTGCTAGTAATATTTTGTTGCTGTAACGTACCAGAAAATGTTGTAGCATTTGCGCCCGCAGATACAGTCATTCCTGTGGAAATTGTAAGATTTCCGTAAATTACCTTTGCACTATTAGAAAGTGTCCCTGCAAAGCCTGTAAAGTCCAAACTTCTTACAACGTGGTTGGCGGTTATTGAAATAGTATCAGTACCAGCGGTGACGCTAATACTCATTGAATTTGCTTCTGTTACAGTAGTGCCACTAGCAATGACTCTTGTGCCTGATGCTCCAGAATAATTTAAAAGTAATAATGGTGTTCCAGTTACCGTGTAAGTACTTGCCCCTGCATATACGGTTTGGTTGTTACCTGATATGGTAATTGAGTTAGTACCGAACGCTAATGTTCCAGTAAAACCAGTAAGAGTAAGCGTTAAGCATACTGCTGTACCAGAACCAATCGTTACTGTGTTTGCGCCTGAGTTAGCATCAAAGAATACCGTATCAGCAGACGTAGGAACAGCTTGACCACCAGCACCGCCAGAAGTTAATGCCCATTTGCTACCTGCTGTACCATCCCACGTTGCAGTACCACCGACCCAGTATCGAGCAGCCATTTATTACACCTGCGGGTCAACAGGATCGACGGGGGCTTCCGTTGGGGTAGTGATAATCGTGTACCAGTTGTTAAAGCGTTCAGTCTGAATCGCCGTGATCTGGTCTGGTGTCAGGGAGTTGATGTAGTCAGTATCGCCCACAATGGCATCACTCAGCGTATAACCACCACCCTTTGCGGTAAAGTTAATCGCTGAGATGTCGTCGTGTACAACTACTGCCGGTTGGCTAGTAATAACTGGAGTCATGTCTACACCTGATTAGTCCCGATGGCGTAATAATTTGTGCCGTCATAGTAAAAGTTTATCATGGACGCCTTTCCATTTGCACCCGCCCACGTAGCACCAAGCCAAAATAAGTTGGCAGGCCATACAATCGTCTGGGCCGTTGTCGGTGCCGCAATGAATAGCTGTAGGTGACAGATGCCGACGGGTGCTGTAAACGTGTAGGTTATCGTACCCGTTGGTGCTGCCTGAGTCTGAAAACTACCCTGAGTCCAGTCTACCGTAATCGAGCCGGACGTTGATGAGTTACTTATCTGCCCGTTGAATGTGGCAGACTTAAATCCAGTCACTGCCGTATTGGCGAGTGCCGGTATCAGATAATCCGTGTTGGCCGTCGCAGCGGATAGCGATGTGCCGTTGCCTTTTACTACCCCGGTGACTGTAGTCGAGAGGGTTAAAACTGGAGTGGCACCCCCGCTGGATGTTCCAGCCAAACCGTTTGCGGTGGCGACAGATACCGATGTAACAGTGCCCGGCCCTGTAGGCCCTGTTGGTCCTGTATTGCCGGTTGATCCTGTAGGACCGGTTGGGCCTGTTGGGCCGGATGCTCCGGTCGATCCTGTAGGACCAGTAGGCCCTGTTAATCCAGTCGCCCCTGTGGGCCCAGTAGGTCCGGATGCTCCGGTCGATCCTGTAGGACCAGTAGGTCCTGTTGGTCCCGGGACGGAAGAGTCTGCCCCCGTGGGTCCCGTCGGCCCCGTTGGGCCGCCTGGAGTGCCTGGCGTTCCTGTTGGACCGGTGGGTCCCGGTATTGATGATGCGGCACCCTGTACGCCTGTCGGGCCTGTTGGTCCGACGCTTCCCGTGGGCCCCGTGGCACCCGTTACACCTGTGGGGCCCGTAGGGCCCAGCGCCGTCGATGCTGCACCGGTCGGTCCTGTGGCACCAGTCGGGCCTGTAGGTCCCGGGACGCTCGAGGCAGCACCAGTCGCCCCCGTGGGCCCTGTTGGTCCTGTCGGTCCGGGAACGGTCGATGCGGCGCCCGTCGATCCTGTGGGCCCTGTTGGCCCTGCTGGACCGGGCACGGATGATGCAGCACCCTGCACGCCTGTCGGGCCCGTGGGGCCCATGGCACCAGTGGGGCCAGTTGATCCGGTACCACCCTGGCTGCCCGTGTTTCCTGTAGGTCCTGTGGGTCCCGCTACTGTCGATGCTGGCCCTGTTGCCCCGGTTGGGCCGGTTGGACCGACGACTGTCGATGCCGCACCAGTGGGTCCAACATTACCAGTCGGTCCTGTAGGCCCCGTAGGGCCTACGACTGTCGATGCCGCACCAGTGGGGCCGGTTGCTCCGGTTGATCCTGTAGGGCCTGTTGAGCCGGTCGGGCCCGTGGGCCCCATTGGTCCAATGACATACCCGCAGTCGACTGTCGCCCCAGTCGTCTGCGTCAGTATGAGGTGCCCAGCTCCATTGATTGTCGCAGACACAAAGCCCGGTATAGGCCCCACCAGTGACTGAGTACCGTCGCTGTAGTAAAACACGAGGTAGTTTGATGAGTTGAGTGCGACGCTGGTGATAAGTTTGCCGGGGGATGCTGCGTTGGCAATCTGGGAGACAGACGCCTGCTTGGTGACTCCAAGCTGGACGACAGCAACCTGCTCATTCCCTGTCAGGGTGAGCGCAACGGGTAGTCCAGTTATCGGTTGATCGGCCATTTAATCTCTACGTGTAGGTAAAGGCACCATGCGAAGTGCCCGTGCCAAACGGGGATATTACGCTGACATCCACGATACCCGTGACGGGGTAGCTTGGAGTTGTTGCGTGTATCTCCGTCGAGTTTATGATTACGAATGTTGCCACACTTCCACCAAATTTGACCGTCGTGGCACTCGTGAAGTTTGCACCCACAATCACTACGGGCGTCCCGCCGGACTTTGTGCCAAGGTTTGGTGTAACTGAGTTTACAAAAGGGTACAGCTGCTGCGTTGTTGGTACGACAGTACTCTGCTGATTCAAGTCGCCCTGAGCACCACTTGCTGGTGGGACGCCCTCGATAAAGATCGAGTTTGCACCCTCAGTAAACCCACCATCCGTCATAATCTGGTTAGGCTGCAGTGCTATAGATACATCTGGTCTTGGGAACCGCAGCGCAATATTCTCTGTCTGTCTGGCAGGCAGTCTCCACGGATCAAAATTGTCTAGATCCTCCTTGCAGACACGCATACCAGGAAAGTTTGGATCCGGCATAAGATCCACGTAAGGAAACTTCCTGTTGCAGCGATCGCAGATCGCCACAGACAGGACAGAGTTTCCCCGCGTGTCAATATATACCGACATCTTTTACTTACGCCGCCTGTGAATTGCTCTTGATCAATTTACCAGTAATTACTACACCCGCTGCGATTGAGCCCGTGCTCGTAGACAGCTGCCACTGGATGTCCGTCTTCTCCGTGTAGATAAACGGATCAGATGAGCGATTGATTGTGTAGATTGAGACAAAAGGCTGCTGCAAGACACTCAGCTTGACGCCAGTCACGTTGTTGATAGCCTGTACCTTGTACGTGACGATTGTGCTGCTGGTGTAGCTGTTTGATGTATTGACCTCGGCGACATCCAAGTAAAAACTGTAGCCCGCAGGGACTGTGTATACAGTGCTCTGCGATTTGCCCACGCCTGCGTTGATCTGCGAGAGTGTGTTTGTCGTCTGCTTGAGTGTAATCGTACCGATGTTGGTATTTTGACCTGTACCAGGCGATACCATGATCATGCTATTGATACGGAAGTAACTGTTGACGGTAGTCACGCCAGTCGTGCCGTTCATTGCAAGCGTCTCGGATATCGGGCTGAAGTTTGCATCCAGGCCGCTGATTAAAATCTTTGCAGACGTGTCGTCCGATGCGGATGTACTGACGAGTGTCAGTGTCGATGCCGTAGTGGGGTATACGTATGCTGCGGCATTCTCCCAGACAGGGATTGACGTGGTTGTCACTGCTGACTGGTATCCAAAGATGCTGACGACCTGGTGACCCATGATCTGGTTGCGTGCAACCTGAAGGTCAAAAGGCTCGTAGGCACCCTGTACCGTCACCGAGTGAGGTGGTGATGTAAATATGTTTGTTGATACAGTCACAATAATCTCCTGAGTTTAAAAGTAACGGGGGTGGTTAGCCCCCTGAGATTATTTAGCTGTTGGTGTAGCCGGAACCGATAGGAGTAATTGATCCATCTACGTTGCGGGCAGTGTAGGATACGTCCAATGTACCGCCGAGCGAGCCGCTCGTCAGTGTCGTCACGGCTGCTGCCGTAAACGTCAGTGTCGCATCAAGGACGCCGATGTTGTTCAGGATCGCAGCCACTGCTGCAGAAGCCACGAACGAGATGGAGATCACGCCACCTGCTGCTGTCGGTGTGATTGTACCGATGGTTGTCGTCGTCTGTGCGCCCGTGGTTGGGTTGGTCTGTACGATTGCCACGGTGATAACGCCACCGACTAAACCTGCAGGTACTGTAGTCTGGTATAGGCGGATGTTACTGATCAGCGCACCGGCCGGTAACACGTATGGTGTCACGGTGGTTGTACCGATGTCTGCCGTTGTGAATACTGTATTGCCTGCGGTGGTTGTCGTGATTGGGTTGGTGATGTAACTCTGCTGTGAGCAGGCTACTGCGCCCGTGTTGTCGGGTGCAATCACGCCGTTGTTGGTTGGGTTGTTGCGCTTAAATACCCGGATTGGGCCTGTAAATGAGCTTGACATGTTAATTTCCTTGTCTCAGTGGTTTTCCCAAACTGTCTCTGAGTCGTCGTACCGGGAAGTTCGGCAGTCAGAATGGGATAAGTCTTCCTATAACTACTAATGCAAAAAATTGATAAAAAGTGCCCCAAAAACAAAAAGGCTCCCTCGTGGGGAGCCTTTTTTTACTGCTTTGGCGCTGATTAAACGCCGGCGGTGCCGAAGATGTCACGAGCGTCGTGCCAGCCGGTAGCGTAACGCTCCGTTGCCTTGTAACGCATCGAGTCGGTCTCGAAGTCACCCTCCATGGATTTCTCCATTGGGCGGCGCATTACGAGCATCAGACCGTTTTCTGCGTCTGTCTGCACGAACCAGGCCTTGCTTGAGCTCAGACGTGTCACCACGTGTGCGCCCTTTGGCAGCATGCCTGTCGACTTGATCGGGTTAAGATCGTTGTCGGCTGTACCCGAGCGGAGTACGGACTTGAGGATAACCTCAGCCTGGAACTCCAGTGCGGGTGGAACGATCAGCTGCTCAGCCTTCAGGCGGATACGCTTGCCGTTGTTGTCAATGGCGGAGCGGATCTGGATCAGCATCTGCTCAACCGATGTCTGCGAGAGAGATGCGGCTGTTGAGAGCTGGTTGCTGAAGGTTTGACCGTTAGCGATCGGGTGTGCTGTGTTGACCAGTGTAACGCCGTCACCGCCGGTGTAGCCGGTTGTGAATGCGAAGTTGAGCAAGTTAGCGCACAGGGTTTCCTTGGTCTCGATCATCGATTGAGCCAAGTGCTTGGCGAAGGTGCTGCCGATACGGATGTGGTCACCGTCTTCCATCAATACTTTGGTCAAGGCGTATGCCAAGCCATAGATTTGATAGATGAAGCGTGTGATGTACAGAGTACCACCCTGGTCATAGCTGACAGGAGTACCGTCAGGCATCGCAGGAGCGGCATTCATGCCGTACAGCATTACTTCTTCGTGATAGTTGCGTGGAATACCTTGGATTTGTTCTACAAAACCTTTCCACTCGTCGGCACGTTGTTCATACACACCGTCAAAGACTTCGTTGATAATCGGTTCGACTACCGCACGAAAGTCCGTACTACGCATTGGGGTTGCCATGTTTAGTTCCTTTCGTTGTTAATTAAACCGAGATTGCCGGAGCCACTAACTGGCTGTTAGCAACTTGAACTTGGACGATTGTGTAGGCATCTGCCCAGGCGTTTGTCTGGCCTGTTGGGAATGCTGTCTCACGACCAAGACCCACTACTTTGACCTGGCCCTGAGCACCAGCTGCGACAGGCGATGCTGCCAATGCTGTTGTCGAGAAGCCTGCGCCGCCGTTACCGATCGAGTAACCGGATGCTGCGGTGTTAGTTGCGTCAAAGTTGTACTCGAGACCGATTGCGGAAGTTGCAACGGAACCGTTACACTGAACTTCGTAGACCATTGCGGGGTCTGCGAACAACCAGAAGACGATCTGTGTCGATGCGTCGAGGGTTGTCTTCGATGCCCACTTGGCTACCGAGCGGCGGCCTTGCGAGTCGGTGAACTCAACACCGTCAAACACGCCATACATGCGGCCTGTGGCTGCAAGTGTAGGTGCCGGGTAGAGCTGGCCGGATGAGTTAATTGCTACTGGCTGGTACTGGTAGAAAGCCTGGCCCGTGGTCAAACCGTAGGGGGCGCTGTATGAGTTATCAGTAGCTGCCTGGAAACTGTTGGTACCCACGAATGGGGTAGCACGGTCCAAGCCGCTTGGATGATAAGCTGGCTTCATACCAAAGGGGTTGTATGTCGTTGACATCTATATTTCCTTTGTATTTATTGAAGTATGTTATGAGAAGCGAATATCGCTGCTCGCTCGTTTGGCCGCCTTCTCCATCTCCAGAACGCCACCCTCAAGAATTGAACGGCCACCCTTGCCCTCCTGCGCAGTATTGCGCACTTGGGCGGTGATGTTGCGCTGGTGTTCCAGTGGATCCTCCAGGTGCATCATCCGCATCACTTCCTGATAGATTTCTTCCGGTATTTTGAAGAGAACCATTTCGTTACAGCTAACACAGCCTTCAAACTTGCCCGAGCTCATCTTACCTAGCGTTTCAAAGCCTTTTAATTCTACGGCTTTCACTGGCTCATAACCCAATGCCATGCGTTTGTCGATACTGTCGTACGTGTTGGTTGTTGACAACCAGCACAAGTGCATTCCTGGGATAGCATCCTTTGGAATGTCTGGCAGAGCAGAGTTCTGCCACTTATCACGGAACGCCTCTATGCGTTCCCTATTTGATAAATCTTCTGAGCTTTCGGCTCTAGCTTTGACCTCCAAGACTCGTTCTGCTAAACGGTCTTCCACGTCACGCTTAATTCTCGTATTCATTTTATCTACCCTTATCCGTTACGGTTTTGTTTATCGAAGGCTGCGTAGGCTCTGATCATCTTTGCACGCTTGGCTGGGTCGTCCCAGGCTCCTGCATCCTTGATGGCGTCTACTCTTGCCTTGCTTAACGTAATAGTATTTGCCGATTTTCCGCTTGGGTTAGCCGTCCTGCTCGATGCAGTCGGTCCACCCCTGCGGGCACCGGACTTACCGCCGTAGCGGTGGGGTAGTCGTGCCTGTAGTCTATTATCCAGCTCGTCCCAGTACTCTGGGTCCGCCGGGTCCCAACCCTCTGAGGCCAGCTCCGTGTCAATCACCTTGGCTATCTTGCTATCGGTGTCACGTGCCTGAGGATCGTACCACTTGTTTTTACCGAGCCAGTCTTTTGCGTTCCTCTGTACGTCTGCAGAGACCTCATTCGGCACATTCTGGCGTGGGCGTTTTGCCTCATCCAGCTGGTGCTTCTTGTAGGCCTGGATCTGTGCCAGTCTGGCCTTCGCATCCTGCAACTGCTCCAGGTACTCCACCTGGCCCGCAGCATCCCCCGATTGGGAGGCCTGCAGCAGTTTCATCTTGTTGTACTCTACCCGAGTCGCTTCATCCTCGAGGGCCTTATCTATCTGGGCAAATTGGTATGATGCCGCTGTGTTCTCCACGTTGGCCAACCGCCTAGCAAGCTCCTCATTCCTGCGCTCGAGTGCGCTAATCTTGTGCTTGGCTGACGCCTCTCGCTCTTTTGCGAGCTCCTTCTTCAGCCTGCGCTCTTCTCTGCGTGCCTCTCGAATCTTTTCACGATCATCCTCGGTCTCACCCTCGTCCTCGTGACTGTCTTCTACCGTGCCGCCATCTGCGTGGCCATCCTCATCATCCTCACCCTCTTCTTTCTCGAAGGGATCAACCTCCTGATCTATGGAGATGAGTGCCGAACCGTCATCCTGCTCCTTGACGGGGATATCTTTTTCATTGTCTGCCATACTTTTATCCAAAAGTTAGTTAGTCTACAAACGCCTTCATTTTCTGCGCCGCCTCAAACGATTTGATCTTTGAGATCACCTCACGTGCCTGGATAGTGATAAACACCACCGGTGCACCATCGTCATCGGGCTGCACAACGTAACGATCTCCGCCGTACTTAATTGTCCGTACCAAGTCACCAACCTTACACCAGGGGCCTTCTGGCCACGGCTCAAGCGTGTCGGGGTTTTTGTACGCAAGGGGACCAATATCGATCACCTTTGCAACGGTCTCGTTAAATCTGAGCGTCTGTTTGGTCTCGTCGACCAAAATAATGCCTCCCTTGCTGGTCGTCTTCTCACGGCGCAGTTGCACCAGAACACGGTCACCAACAATCTCAACTCCTGCATCCACGACTGGAAAACACTCAAGCTCCGTGCGTGTATCGGGGTCTTCCTTCGTCTTTACGTCGAACAATTTCATTGCTCCTTGATTCTTACGAATCTTCGTTGTTGTCCTCTGTGAGGATTTCGTTTATGATGTCGAGGGCGTTCATGATGCCCTCCCTTTGTCCAACAATCCTCTGATAAACGTCAAAGGTGTGGATATTCGATCCAGATGCCAATACCTGGGTCAAATCTTTGTCAGCATTTTTCAAATGCTTTATGATGGTAGATACAATATCCATACACCTACTTATGCAAGGATATTGTTTTTTCCGCCCTAATTAGTAAAAATTGCCGCCGCCGATGTCGTTCAGGTTCTTATCTGGGCCGACCTTGTTGGTGCCCTTCAGTTTGACCTGAGCTGCGCCCTTTTTCCAGTTATTGTCACGGTGCGAGCCGGATGGACCGCTCTCGACCTTCTGATCTGGTCCGCCTGCATAGCCGGGTGTACCGGTCATCTTGTAGGCCTTCTTAAAACCAAGTTCTTTTTCCATTTACTTATCCTTGCTGGGGTGGTTGTTGAGGCTGCTGTGCCGCCTGTTGCTGCTGTTGAATAGCTTGCTGCTGAAGTTGCTGCTCGTGCTGCATACGCTGCTGATCGGCCTGCTGCTGCGCCTGAGCCTGCTGCTGAACCTGCTGCGCAGCCTGCTGGAATTGCTGCTGCTCGACTGCGAGACCATGCTGGCGTATGTCTTGCTCCGCTGCCTGGATAGCCTCCGCTGCGGACTGATTCTGCTCGTGCTCTAGCTGCGCCTGCTGCTGATCCATCTGTGCGCCTGCTGTGATCATCGCAGTCCGCTCCCTTGCGGAGTTGTTGATGTTTGCGAGGGCGATATCTGTAGCGTTTCTCTGGCTATCGATGTTTGTCTGGGTCGTGTACTTAGCCTGCAACTCTGCAACCTTCTGCTGCAGCTCGGCAACCTTGAGCTGATACTCCTGCTGCGTCTTCTGCAAATCTGTCTGCATCTGAGTCTGGAACTCTTGCGCCTTGCGCTGAGTCTCGGCCATCTGCGTCTTGAGCAAGACCTGGGCAGTCGGGTCATTGTTGAGCATATTCTGCTGCTGCGCCTGCTGCGCCTGCTGAACCTTCTGTACAAGCCCCTGGATTGCTGGCATGACCGGTGCAAACGTCTGCTGCGAGTCAGCCTGCACCATCTGGGCAGCCAGTGAGAGTGCCTGCTGAGCCTCTACATCGAGAGGCTTCTCCTCATGCAATTTGAATGCTTCTTTGCCGCCGGATGCCTGTGCGACGTAGCCACGCATAGATTGCAGGTAGTGTAGCGTCAAATGCTGCTTGATGTGCTCCAGTGCGTGCGGTGCAAATGTGGGTCCAATCATTGGGCTGCCGCCGTAGTTCGGGTCCTGTGCGTAAGCCAAGTGGATCTTGATGTGGGCAATATGATCCTGATCCGGGTATGCGGCGGCCATCCTGCCCATCGTCATCGAGACGTTCTCGAGAGCCGGGTTGGACTCCTTGATGCCGTCAGGGTTGGGCATGACCTCCTCGACGTTGGGGACCTTGAGCTGCCTCAGAATGCGGCCGTAGACGGCACGCATGTCGAACATTCCAGGAGGTGCAGAGGTGGCCATCTGCAGGATCGCCTGCGCCTGTGCCAGTCTCTGAGTCTCTGAGAATATGTTGGGGTCCGATACTGGGCGAATGTCGTTATTGTCTGCAAAGTCACGTACGGCGATCTCCGTACCAGACTCGTTGTCCATCTCATCCAGGTACCAGTGGTTGATCCTGGATAGGATTGCTAGCGACTTGGCCTGGCTGCGGTGTAGTCTCGCATGTATCGATGAGAATACCTTGGCACCCTGCTCGATTAGTGCCTGCGTCGTACCGACAGGTGCATTGGCGTTGACGTCCCCGATCTTCTCCTCGGACGTCGTAACAACGCCTTTGGCTGCATCAGTCAGCCAGCCAAGGAGGTTGTAGAGTACCGAGGATGGCTGGTTGAATGGTAGCGGCATCGCCAGCTTGCGCACATCATCTACCCCAGGAGATCCCTCGATCTCGATGACCTGCGTGGGTTCCACTCGGTCAGATTGTCCAGATATGCGTCCGCCCTTGAGCTTAAGCATTGTCTGGCTGTTGTTGATGTGAGCAGCGTCAAGGAGAGCACGAAGAGAGCCGGTAAGAGCAGCACTAAGGCCACCGATAAGGTGAGGTAGTCCAATGGCGTAAGCTCCACGCCAGGGAATAAATTTAAACTCGACGATCCAGTCGAGCTTTGTAAGTTTTTCATCTCCGTATGCCCAGTTTCGATAGAGCGATAATACCTTGCCGCTCGTGTCGTCGATTGTCAAAATGTATGGCGCACGTCTGCCGTCCGTTTCACCATCATCCTCGAGCCTCTCGAAGCATGTGATCTCATAGACACGACGCACGCCGTCGATGTTGGTTGAGGGCATCTCTTTGCCCTCGATCTTGTTGTTGGCCTTCTCGGATCGTGTCATCTCATCCGAGGACAACTCGCCGATGTAGTCCGCATTCTCCAGATCTCGGTAGATACCCTGCTCGATGCGCTGACGGTACGTATCCTCAGTGATGTCCTGCACCTCAGTAGCACGCTGCGAGGTGTAGAAGTTTGTCGTGGCGTACGGGAGCAGCATGTTATCGATCGGTATCCACTCGGGCACCGGTCTCTTCTGCTCGCTGTCGTATCTCCACTTCAGGTACTGGCTACCACCAAGCGGTACCTGCGTAAGCAGTACCTCCATCTCGTCCCTGTACTCTGGGATCTGCTCCGAGAGCTGCCAGTTCATAAACTCGGCCTTGTTTGCGGCCGTCTCGGTGCGCTTCCTGTCTGCGGTGCCTTTTATTTCCGACTTAACAATCCCCTCAGGCGGGAGTAGCTCCCTTGCAGCACTGGCAGCAAAATCAACGCAAGCCTCTGCC